CCTTCTAAGGGAGATGGTGGTGATGTTCTTGGTGGCGCTAAAGAAACTGAATTAGAAAACCTTCGCTTGATGAACACACAAAATGAATTGTTTTCAAATGTTCAAGAAAACACAGCTGCGTTCCCAATTTATTTGGAAGAGTGGCGCGAAGAAAAAACAAGAATTGCAAAAGCTGACGCAGAACTATTGGCTGCGGTTAAAGCAGGTGGTAGCGGAAGTAGTATAGGTGATGTAGCAGATAGTGCTATGGATATGTTGGGTAAAGGTGGTAAAAAAGCAGGTAAAGTAGGTAAGATCGGTGGCATAGCATCTAAAGCAGGAAGCCTACTACAAGGTGCCAGTAAATTTGCTGGTCCAGCTGCAGCCATAGCATCAGTTGGCGCTGGCGCTTACACTGCATATTCAGGTTATACTGGCGCAAACGAAAAGTTAGCGAAGGGTGAGATAACTGCTGAAGAAGCAACTGTAGAAAAAGGTGGTGCGATTGGTGAGGGTACGGGAATGGCAGTTGGCGGAACAGTTGGTGCGCTCAAAGGCGCAGCAGTTGGAGCTGCTATTGGCTCAGTTGTTCCTGTACTTGGAACTGCTGTTGGTGGATTAATTGGTGCAGCAGTTGGTGGTCTTGGCGGATCTTTCCTTGGCGGTAAAGCAGGAAGTTTCTTGGGTGAGACAGGTGGTAAAATTGTAAATGCATTCAGTGGTCCCAATCCTGACAAATCAGGCGCTGCTGCCAAAACAGAAACATTAGCGAATGCACCTAATACACAAACAGCACCGAAAGAAGCAGAAGTAAAGTTTTCACGTGCAAAGGTTCAACAAGAAAAAATTGGTGGTCATACTATTGCTGGCTACGAATCAGGATATAATCTTAGCGGTAAGAAAGAAGATGTAGATGAAGCAATGAAGCAATGGGATGCATTCGGTAAAGCTGAATCGGCTAATGATGCTGCAGCAATGGATGATGCTGCGAAAAAGTTTATCGCCATAGCGAAGAAGATTGAGTCGCCAGAATATAAAGCGAAGATGAGAGAGATATCTGATCGCCAAAACAAAGGTAAGAAAAAAGAATCAGAAGGTAAAGGTAAAGAGCAAGCAGCAGCTGCTACCGCAACACCAAAGGCAGAGGCAGCGCAAGCAGCAGCTGCTACCGCAACAGCATCATCACCAAAAGCAGATGCAGCGAAACCAGCTGCAGCGAAACCAGCTGGTGGTTCTGTTACAACCAAAACTGAAAAAATACAGATTGCTGGAGATGATTTTGTTGCAGGAAGTCCATTGTCCGATAAACAGATGCGTGCGATCAGTATGAAAAAAATGATGGATAAAGATAACAAATATCCATACCCAGCAGAAGTTGAAGCGCAATACGCAAAACAAAAACCTGAATTCGACACAGCAAATAAAAAGATGGAAGCTGACGCATTAGCATCAGGTAAAAAGGGATTTGATGAGGGTGCTGTAAAACCAGCAAATGCGCCCACATCATCAAAGGCTGTTGATTCTTTTTCTAAAGATGTAGCAACAGCGAAAGAAGGTCAAGGTGGAACGCAGGTGAATTCAACAAACACAGTAAGTCAAACGAATGTTCAACAGAGAACAACTACTGCAATAAAACCACCTATACGAAACAATGACTCGTCGTTATCGAAATATAATGACTCTAAGTATGCGTTCTAAAAGAAAAGCCACCCGAAGGTGGCTTTTTTATTGCTATGAAAATCGCTTTATGATTCTTGGGCGATCTTATTAAAGTAAGCCATAACATCTTCGTCATCATCTGGCGTAGAGTTAGTAGCTACCTTTGGTGCTGGCGCTGGCTTAGATGCACCAACTGACTTTGGTGGAACTGGTGCAACATAATCTTCATCATCAGACATCGAAGCAGCACTGCGAACAGCTGACCCACCTTCGCTTAACACATCGCTAAGGATTCGGGATAGTTCTTCATAAGACTTAAAGTTCTTACGATCAAGGAACTCTGCCAATCGATATTGTTTACCGACTACTTCAAGAAGTTGATCTTCGTCACCAGACAATAATGGTGTAGCATCAGCGAATGTGGATTGGTCGTAGTTTGGGTAACCATCAACCTTGCGCATACGTAGTTTAAAGTCTGCGCCTTCCCACAAATCAAAGACGTTTACTGGTTTATCTTCAGCAAAAGTAGGACGAGCTTTGTCCATAAGTTTGTCAAAGATTTTCTTGCCGAATTTAAACAAGAATACCTTGCCGTTGTTTTCTGGTTTTGCTGGGTCACTAACAATATAGATGTTAGCAACGAAACTCAACTTACGTTTTTGCTTGCGAGCAATTTCTTTGTTGGATTCAGATCCTGAGTTCCACAACTTAGAATTGAGTTCACCAACTGGGTCATTTTCGCCAAGAGTAGTAAGGGAGTTTTGAATATACCACTTTCCAGTTGGACCTTGGAATGAATGACTGAAGACTTTAACGAATGGGAGTTCGTCGCCTTGAGTATGTGGTAAGAACCGAATAACCGCAGATGCGTTACCAGCTTTATCTGGTGTTAATTTCCAGATTCGGTCGTCATCATAGGATTTTTTTTCTCCTGCTGGACTCGCGATCTTGTCGAACTCAGATGCGATTTTAGAGAAGTCGGTGTTGCGCATTTTGCGTAGTGTTTGAATGTCCATCGTATTTCCTTTGTTTAAAGTATGTTAAAGTATAAATTTTTGTTTAAATGTATGTGTCTTAGAAGGTAGTGTGTCTTCATCATCTTCATCATCTAGATATCCATCATCATAGTCTTCCTCGACCCATCTATTTATAATACGCATACCTTGCTGTTTGCTCGGATGCTTCTTTCTTTGAAAATCATCATCAATGTCCCGATGATTTAACTTCCTCGTCTTAGCCATTTTGTAACTCTTCTAGTTCCGATTTAAAATTAGAATTGATTAAGTCGATTTTTGTGGCATCGTATTTAACGAAAGGTCCACACTTACATATTCTACGGTATTCTTGTTCCCAAAGCAAGTTTGTATTTGCTTTCCAAGAATCAAGATAACCATAGAGTTTTTCCAAAATACACATACTCTCAATGGATATATGTCCACCCAGATAGAGTTTGAGTAATTCAGGAATCTTTGCTTCAAATAGATCAACGCTTTTCAGCTTAGATTTTTCCATATGAAGAATAATTGTATTACAGTCTGCTTGAAACACTTGAGTAATTGATTGTTTACGTTTTTGCCAAAGAGTTAGATTGCGATCCGACTCACCAAGGGAATATACTGTGGCATCATGACCATAAGCAAAGTTTGCAACATAGAACTGTATGAGATCAAAGTCTTTATCAAACCTTCTCGCAAGATTCTCAAATATTCTACGATCATTTCTAGACTCAAAAACATCACGACTTCCTTTTACATTTGGGTTAACGAACACATCAAAACTATTGGTAGTAAAGTGTAACTTTACAGCAATGTAATATTTGTATGCTTTAAATCCATCCATCACACATCAAGTTTTGCTTGTTTAGGTAAAAAATTCATTTCAATAAAGTTCGCTTCAATCTTTTGTTTGAGCGATTTGCTGACCAGAGACTTTATATCCTGTGGGTCAATATAATTTTCTTCACAGTATTTAAGAACAGCATCAAGATGCGTACACTTTTTATCCTTCACTATCTGCTCAATGTATAACGAAAAAGAACCACTATCTTCAAACATTAGTTTCAACCTTTCGGATATAGGCATCAGCTGAAACGATTAAGCGATTCAACTCACTATATTCTTCTGACTTTTTATTATATAACTTCCACTCGGGTGTGTCAAGTTTGGAAGAATCCATTCTCTTGTTACATTTATCCAAAAATTTGTCGAACCATGAGTCCATCTTTTGACGATCGCTAAGCAACGAATTGCGTAAACGCACTAGTGCTGGCAAATCACGATCAATTGCACACAAAGAAAACTTTTCATAATACTCAGAAACATGTAGTTCCATAATCAACCTCTCCTCATTTTAGAAATTTCAACAGCTTCTTCATTAGAAAACACAGGCACCGCATTAGACTTATGCATAGTAGCGATACCCTTCACCAAAGTACCAGTGTACACCTTAGAAGGTTTCAGAGTAGCATTACCCAACCCACTGTTAAGACTAGGATGTCTAACAGTCTCGCGATGATATGCTGGCTGTGGTTTTGGCATAGCCACATTCTTCGGCAAAGATTTAGTTGGATACTTAGCAAGCATGGCTTCCCAAGATGCTTGCAACTCACGCTGTTTTTTAGTAGGCTTGCGCTTCTTCGCCTTTGGAATATGTGTATGTATAAGAATCATAGTATAATTATACCCCAATCATGAATTAATGTCAAGCATTACCAAGATTATGCTGCTTCCCGAAAATATCCATAAGGCAAACCATTGAGGAAACAGAAGTATTCCCAGTCGCCATCTGCTTGACTGGCATCCATAATCCAGCGGAGAGCAGTTGCCCGATCCCTCGCACCCATACAAATTGTGTTGGTAACATGCTGCTCAAATTTGGCAGTGGCTTCTGCTTCAGCTTCCTTGCGAGCAATCTCTTCACGCTCGATGACTCGACCGAGAGTTTCGAATTCAGCCATGAATTCTTCCTCAGTCCAATTAGTGGTATCGATACCACGAGGACGGACGCCATACGCATCCTTGTACATATCCCAGAACTGGCATTGCATTTGTTCTAACACAGACATTTCTTCCCAGCTAGTCATTATACAGTTTCCTTTGCTTCCATCATTTCACAGAGAATAAACTTCGCGATGTTAATGTTTTTGCGAGCTTGATCAGTTGCTTGATCATGACCAAAAGTCATTAATTCTTGCGCATCAGACAACACACCCATCGCAACCATTTCCAAACCACTCAAGCGAGCAGTAATAGAGTTCATGTATTGGTCGCGGATATCGGCTTCAGTCATACCGTAGCAGTTTTTCTCAAATTCAGTCATTTCGTTCCCTTTATCAATCATCATAAGACTATTATACACGATTATTGAATTAAAGTAAAGCACTTTATGTGAAAAACCCTACTAAAAGTAGGGTTTTCTTGGTTTTTGGACCATTTTCAGCTAAAAACCCTTCAAAAAGTAGGGTTTTTTGTGATTTTCACTTTTTATTCAGTATTGGAGCGGATTCAGCCCTCTTTCCCGACGCTGCATAGGCTACGCAGACCATATCATTGGGTTCTGCATAAGAACAACGAACTGCCATCGGGTCAATACCTCTTTCCATAGCCAAAGCCATGGTCTTAGAAATATTTTCTTGCTCTTTCGTATGATAATACGCTACTGAAGCGATCATTGCAATGAAACAGAATACCGCAGCGACAATAATTTCTATCTTCATTGTTTACCTTTCAACATTGCTGAAAGTTTTTCTTGAATCACCTTTGCCCAGAATGGCTGAGGTAAATTCCAACCAATAAAAGCTCCTACTGCTACCCATAATAGTGTGTCTAACATTTTTCTTCTCCTTATCGTGAGCCATCATCAATAATAAATCTAAACCAAAGTGGACCAAGATATATTGCTATACCGTGAAGTGCACTGTGGTCAAATTCGTCAGTTGGCGACTCTATTTTTATTCTCCAGTGATATGGATTGACAACAAAGCCAAACCAAATTCCAGAGTACCTTAAAAAATCCATCATCTTATTTTAAATCTTTTACTTGATCACACAATCCAAGTTTTTGGGCTTCCTCAGCGGATAACCAAATATCTTGGGGTGGTAGTAAAGTTTCGCGTATCTTTATCTCACTCAAACCAGTGCATTTTCTGTAGTGAGCGATCATCCTTTTTGTAGTTAAATCAAATTCCTTTACCGTAGCAAAAAGTTCATGCTCTTTTCCAAACGCACCCCATGAGTATTGGTGACTCAGAACTGAAGTGTTTGGTGTTAGGACACGCATACCTTTAGTTCCTGCTGTGAAGACTAAAAGTCCTGCGCTAGATACTTGTCCCAATCCGATTGTTCTTACTGGTATCGCAGATCCACGTATAACATCTATCAGAGCAAACGCTGCTGTAAGATCTCCACCTGGACTTGTTATCAGTAAGTTTAATAATGAGGGTCTTTCCTCGGCAAAGTTTGCCTCAAAGATCCACTCTACTGCTTGTTTTGCAACAGTTAAATTAATATCCTCCATTAGAGGGAAGAACGAATGCGACAAACTGTCGCTCGTTTTCAATTCTAGATTTAATTTTTGCATCATGTTGGTG